ATCCCGGGAAATAGCATCCGGGGCTTCCTCAAGAGATCGCAAGAGTTCTAGAGTCTCATTACTCTGAGGGCTTCCACCTCCCAACTGGAATTCTTCATCACTGAAGATTCCTGTGGGTATAGGTAGGGCTCGAAGGTAATCGAAACCAGGAACAGGGTAGCTCTTAGAAAGAGGCTGAAGGAATTTACACAAGTAAACCCTCTTAGCCAAATTAAGATCAACCCCCTCCCGACCGGACCAGAATAGACCAAGACCTCCATGAGTAATGGGAACGTCCAGAGAACTAGGACACTCCCGTAGCTGATGGAGATTTCGACGAATAAACTCTCTTCGGAGGCGATCACAGTCCCCATAATAGAACTGGGTCTCTGCGAAGCATCGGGAGAGAGTCTTTCCGTGTCTAGTCTGACAAGAAACCTTACCCGTGTGTAATACCTTCCCATTCCAAAATAATTGGGAATTCACCGTGCAAAAACTCTCATGAATAAAATTCTTTCCTAGGGAAAGATTGAGATTCACGAGAGGGCAACGGGATTTCCATTTCTGGATAGCGGAAAGAGACCCACGGGCAACCACGTCGTCACCATTGATCATATAAGATCCCTTCCTGAATCCTGAACTAGAAATAATATAGTCGTTCAGGAAACAGAGAAGGGGGAAGGAGAGTAAACTTCCCATGAGCTGGCCTGAGGTTTGTGAACCCGTCACACCGTCTGGATAACGGATGGTGTGGGGGGAAACCTCATACCTAACCCACATTTTTGTGGGCTCATGGGAAATCTCAGAGAGAATCCCCTCAATGAGGGCGTTCGTGACAGCCATCGGAAAGTCGTCGGTTGCCGAAGAATAATCTCCGGATAACCAGACATCCTCGTGACTGGAACGGGATAAGATGGATTGAATCTCAGACTCAATCCGGTATATCCATTCAAGTTTCTCGGAAAACTCACCATCAAATCCTCTGGACACACCATGTGTCAGAGAGAACTGTGGCTGAGATTTCAGGTACTCGAACAGCGCCCATTGAAACGGTTGAAGCACTTTTGTCTCCGCTTCTGCCTTTGTTATCATGCGAACCTTGAGTGGTTCTCTGATTGCAATGGCCTGTACCACCGGAGGGTGGTATGGTGGGAAACGAGGAAAGAGCTGTGAAACCGTAACATCATTGGGGAGGGTTGGACTGCCTATTCTTTCGGAATAGACAGAATAGATCGGGGGAGCAAGTTGCTTCACGGAAATACGTTGCCGTGAAGTAACCTGTCTCCAGTTTGAGCTCAGATGATCCTCATGATAGTCCATGTGTCTTCGGAAGGAAGACAGACACTCGTCAAGAAGGAAACTGAGATCAAACTGATCTCCAACCAGTCGGGGGACTGAGTCCTGGAAGTAGCTGTAGCCGCTCCCAAAACTCTTTCTTCCGAACTCCATACTCTGAGAAAGGGGGCCTCGGGTCGAGGCCCCCACATACTTCTCCATCCATGTGGTACACCAGAATTCTTGGCCTATTAGGCCCTCCCGATTCATAAGTTGATAGGGGAGAGATCTAGGTGGATCAGAACTCATCTCCGGAGAGAGGGGCAGTTTGGGAGTTTGACGTCTACTCATAGTCGGTCCAAGGACCATAATGGGTAAATGCATCCTCCTCCAAACGGCGAGATCATCTTCAACGATCTTTCTATTCTCTGGAGAGCGAATTGCAGATCCATAGGCCATGTTGGAAGTAAGGATAATAATGGGACTGATAAAACATTGTCCCTTATTTTCCAGCTCCGCCATGGGTACCACATATCTGTTGACCGATACCAGCTGTTCAAACTCCACGATATCGGAACGGTTCTCCTGGTCTTGACCAAAGTCATCGAGGATGACGATGGGTTGGCCAGTATAACCGTCCCAATGATCGGTGGAGCAGGAGCGACTGTAAACTAGATCATTCTCCTCTCTCAAATGAGAGAAGAGGGATGAACCCAAAAGACGTCGGATATCCGACACTGCTGTTGTTTTCCCCGATCCGGGAGGACCGAAAAAAGCAATAACAAAGGGTTCGGGGCGTGAAGCCCCCTTCATCTGATCTAGGAACAGAGGCCCTCTCTGAACCTCCCTCCGAGGTTCGAGAGCGGACCGTGCTCCTCCTTTCTCCCGTGACTTTTCTATGGTGGCACGTGTGTTAGGGATCTTTGTTCGGTGAGGGTCGTAGACCCGCTGAACAAATTTTCCCACTTTCCGACCGTACTGAAAGAGGTCCCGAAGGATGTCTTCTGGTACTACCGGAACCTGGGAAGGAGGACGGCAGAGAGACTTACAATGATTTTCGTAAGCCTCTCGAATCATGTCATCCCCAACCTCAGCGCACAAGGACTTAGACTCAAGCAGATTCTTATAGAATCTACAGGAGAAAGAGTCCGAACCAGAGAAAAGTCTGTCCAATCGCTTCTGGGTGGTATCTGGGAAGATGGATATCTTCCCATGGTCCAAAGCGGGAAGCTCCTGACTCATTTTGTCGCAAAATAAGTATACTAGCGACGTCTTAATGAGCTTTACATACTGTTTTTCCATCAATCCTTTTGGAAAAACACGTAGGTAATGGAGCAAAAGACGGTAATGGCGGGATTCTGTCGTAGGACGGTTATGAACCGTTCTATAACTCGAATGCCGTACCGAGAACCGAATCCGCTTACCGGAAATGGAGTCCAGTGAATTCGGGGAATGGGTACAAAGTACCCTTCCCGGAAACTTCACCTGGACTCCCAGATTGAACATGGAGAGGTGAACAGCGTCTGCCAGCCCAAGCGCATGCTTGAACCGACAGTGATCATGTGAGAAATGAAAGTACATCGAATCCACTTGGACACCTACGAAGGTTTGAAAAGAGATTCCACGTCTACATAGTGTAGAAATGAAATCCAAAACTTCGTCGTCCTTGTAAGATCCGAAAACTTTCTCACATGATCTTTTGAGCTTGACCCGATCTCGGGATTGAAGACTTGCCGAAGCAAGTGACTTCAGAACGATCCTTCTGTTGAGATAGAAGGTCTTTCCCGAGATCGTGATTGGTCGGCTATCGAGAAGAGATTCATTTAACTTCTCGATGCTAGGTGGTCGCTTGGTGCCCGGAGAACTCAATTCAAATTTGAAGAGAGTATCCTCCAGTGCACGTAAACATCCTCGATCGATGGAAGTTCTCACGACTTCCGGCAGATCAGCCTCTTCTTTTGAAGCGGCAGGTCATTTTCGAGTATAGGGCTAACCCAAGCCCTATATGGAGGCGGTAGAGCATACCCCTCCAGATGTGCGACCCAATGTACTTAAATAGTAAAGATCGTATTCACCAATAAGGAGTGGGGAAACCTCCTCTGGTGGTACGCAAATACTATTCAGCAATTGAGTCTGGGATTAAATAATCCCCTGTCCGCGTAAGCGGA